TACTTTAACAACAACTACTCCTTCAATAGCTCTAATTTCATTATAGATATCTACTTTATTAGCTTCTCTTTCTACTTTAATCATTACTTCTACTTCATATATAGCAAGTGATTCTAGTAATAAATGTGTTAGTTTAATCATAGTTAAAAAATATAAATTCCCATTGGTACGTTATTCAATGCTTTTTGTATTGATTCAGCCTCCAATGCTTGGTTTTCTAATTGTGTTTTACGTGAAGCCATGTCTAAGTTTCCTCTTAATACTTCAAGTAATTTTTCTTTTTCTGTTCTAGCGTCTGCTAATAAATCAGCTTGATTTAGAGTTACCTCAGCACCTGGGATAGGTACAGTAGTGTATTTACCCCTAATATATGCTAGCATTTCCTTACATATAGCTAACGTGTATTGATAAATCCATTGTCTACCAACTGAGTTTATTAAAGCAAATACTGGGTTGTTATAAGGTACGTTTGATACGTCTGTTATTCTACCGGGTCCTAATCCACTTCCACTAAGAGGGGTAACACTATTTCTTTCATCTACTAATACGTAATGAAAAAACATTTTTTTATCTGTATCAGGAATAGGGAATACTCTTAGTTTATTATTTATTAAATCAAATGAATAAGCTGATTTTCTTATCTGGTCGTTTAATTCAATTGCTTGAAGTTTTTGAACATCAAAATTGATAGGCATCAACATAAAATTAATACCAGGTGACATCTGGCCAAAACCAAATGTTTCTAATAGTGATTGTATACCAGTACCTGTTCCAGCATATGGATCAAAATAACGAACAATAGCAGGTGGTTCCTCATAAAATACTTTTTTAACTTCAATAGAGGCAGTAATACCATATGAGCTAGATAGGATTACTTTTAAATCATAATCTTGAATACTACGAGTCATATGAAATGAAGCAGTATATTGTGTTATATTTCCTCCTGTGCCCGCCTCAATAGCATATGTTTGAGAAATACGGATAGTGCTTCCTAGATTTGGAGTTATAATCTGGTTATTATAAGAAGAACCAGTAGAATTACCCTGCATTAAGAAAAAATTCTCACGTATTTTATATTGATAAACTTCGTTACTATAAGCGGTGATTGCTTCTTCGAATGCTGTATAGAAATTAATATCCTGTAATTCGATTTCCATTAATGGGTAACCTAATCTACGAGCACACCAGTTTGCTACCTTATCAGCTTCCTGTCGAAAAGATGCATCACTATCATAAAAACCAAATGGGGTTTGACCTGAACCTGATACAAATGATGAGGTTCCTGGCCAAATAGGTATATTTGCCATGTTTAAATAGTATTATTCCGTAATAAATATTACAGAATTATTATTTTCCGTATTCGTAATCGAGTATTTTACCTACTAAATCAGATCTATGGTTTACTTTTAACTTAATCCACTTAACTTCATCTATTTTTTTAGATAATTCGATGGCATATGTTAATCCATTGACTTGCCCATCAGGAGTTTTAATGTCAGTTTGCTCATTATCACCATTGATAACGATTTTACCTGTTTTACCTAAACGAGTTAATATAGCTAACATTTCTGCTTTAGTAAGATTTTGTGCTTCCTCTACTATTAAAATATCATCGATTGTTTTACCACGAATAAACTGAACAGGCATTGCTTTTATTTTTTCTTGTTCAATTAATTTAGGTATTTCAGTTTTGTCCGTACAGCATTTCATTAGATTTTCTACTAACGCTTCCATATATGGATCAAATTTTTCACTTAAGGCTCCTGGTAGAAATCCTAGACTTTTGCCAACTTCAATAGCAGCTCTAGTGTTATAAATACATTCTACTTGTTTTTTCTTTAAAAAATCTAAGGCGGCTTGAGCACATACTAAACTTTTTCCGCTTCCTGCTCTACCTGTTACTATTACGATTTGGTTTTCAATAATTAATCGTTTAGCTTCTTTTTGTTCCTCGTTTAATTGCAATGCATTAATAGCTTTAATGTCACTTTTTCTAGCACGATTAGGTTCTTTCATATACGATATTTTAGTTACGTATAAATATAACAAAAAAAGCCGAGCATTGCTCGGCTTCTTTATATTTCTAAGTTAAGTTAGATTAGATAGTGTTCAAACCAGCTACGTATACTTTACCGTAATAATCAGGTCTGATCATTTTTTTAGCGTAGCGAGTCATCAAACCTTTACGTGGAGTGAAGGTATTTGGATCGTACAACAATGGAGTCATGATTAGAGGAACATACGGAGCAAATACAGCACCACACTCTAAGAACTGAGCACCTTTGTAACCCATTAAGATTACGTTTTCAGTCATGTATGGATTTTTGTATACTTTGTAACGGCTGTTTAATGAACCAATCTTTTGGATACCAAAGTTGAATTCCATTTTCTCGCCATCACCATCTGCTGCAAATCCAGGAATAGATTCCAAGATAGTTGCTACTGTAGGTGAAGTAACTAAGAAGTTAGCGCCACCGCGTAATGTCAACTGATGAATTTTGTTAGATACTTTTTGTAATTTAGTTCCTAAAGTTTGGAACCAACCACCTTGAGTATTATAGAAACCTAAAGCATTGTTAGTTACACCAGCTGCACTTACTGCTTGATTGTTAACGGCTGACCAGTATTCAGTTGTGTAAGCATTTTCGATCAACATGTCTAACAATTCAAGATCAATTTCCATTGAAATGTATTGTGACAAGATACCAGTTAATTCTGCTTCAGCATCTACTGAATGGTAAGCGTTCAAATCTTGAGCAAATTCAGGTGTCCATTGTGCTTTTAATTTACGTGTTTTAGCAACGATAGCTTCAGATTTTAACTGAACGTTAATTTCTGGGATTGCAATTGCTGTATTGCTTTGAGCGTTAGGATAACCAGCACCGCTAGCATCTTCGAAATCACCACGTGAAGTAGCTGTAGGTTGTACATCATAGTACAATACTACTGTACCTGCACTAGCACCAGTTGTGTTAGTTACTAATGAACCTGTTACTACGAATGAAGCTGTGTTGCTAGTTACTGTAGTAAATGCTTGTAAAATTTCAGTACCTGTAATTGAACCTGAAGTAAATACGAATGCGCGAACACCGTTTTGATCAGCTGAAGTAGGTAAAGGAACGTTAATTACTTTGTAAGTAGGGAAAGATGATGAGTAATCAGCATCTAAGTTAAATGTAGCCCAGCTAGTTGAACCAGTTGTTGCTGCGATAGAAGCTGAGAATTGGTTGATTGAATAACCAAATTTACCAGCACCATAAAGTGATTGAGAAGTAATATCTGTTACGTTAGTACTTGCGTTAGCACCGTATAAAGATCCGCCTGATTGGAATGGTTTAACACCAGTACCGTATTTGAAATCAAGATAGAACACAAGGCCTGAAGGTAAGTTCATTGGTTGTACACTAACGAATTCTTTTGCAGCGATCTCACCGAATACACGGCGAACTAATGGTAAAGCTACACCTGACCAGCTCTCACCGTTGTAAGCACCTGCTCCACCGGTTTGGTTACCAGTTGAAGAAGCTTCTACGATTAATTGCTTAGCTTGGTTTTCCAATAACATAGCCATAGTACTACGGCTGTTTGCATCATTGATACCTTCCAATAGACCTGATTTTGTCCATTTAGTTTGAAGGCGTTTTGCATCGTCTTGAACCGATTTAAATTGGTTTGAAGACTCTAATAATTGTTGAATGTTCATTTTTGTTTAAAAAATTAATTTTGTTTTTACTTAATAATGTTTGCTAATTTTTGCATACGAGTAATAACATCGTTTGATTCTACAATTTGTTTCTTAGGAGCCATACCGGCTGCTTTAGAAGCAAATCCTAGAGATTCTTTAATTGGTGATCTTTTAGTAGACGCTGTTAAAGTGTTACTTAATGATTCGAATACCATTTTAGCTTCTTTAGGTGTAGTTGCTCTATCGAATGATGCAATTACATTTAATTTCTGAGACTCAGATAAGTTTTTAGATTTGAAGATTTTATTAACGTAAAGTAACTTAGCGTTTAGTAAGTTTACTTCATTTAATTCTCTACGAAGTGTATTAATTACATTAATGGCTTCTTTCATTTCTTTTTTCTCGTCTTCTTTCTCAACTTTTTTCATAACTTTCTTCTTCTTAGCTTCATCTAATCCTTTAGAGCTATCTAAAGCATCTAATTCAGCTAACAATTCTTCTAGGTTGATTTCTTCATCATCGCCCATCTCATCACCCATTTCAGCATCCATGTTCATATCCATGTCCATTTCCTCTTCTTCTTCATCAGCTGGTGTTTCCATTTCTTCAGCTTCTAATTCTTGGCTAACGATGTCTTTGATTAAGTCTTTAAGATCTTCAATAGACATATCTTTTACGTCTGTTTCTTCCTCTTCAGTTTCTTCTTCTTCTTCCTCTTCAGTTTCTTCTTCTTCTTCTTCTTCTTCTTTAGCTTCGTTTAAGCCTGTTTCCATTTCTTCAGCTTCTAATTCAGCTAGAATAGCAGATAGATCGAAATCACCTTCTTCCATTTCTTCTGATGAGTACATCTCATCCATTTCTTTGCCTTCCATTGGAGCTTCTTCTTCTCCCATTCCATATTCTCCGTCCATGTCCATCTCGTTTAATTTAGCGACTAACATGTTTTGAATACTTGGGGTCAAAGCTTCTTCTAGGGCTTCTTTTGCGTTTAGTAACGCTGCTTCGCGGATTGCTTTAGCATCCACTATTGCATCCTTAAATAGTTTGTTGTTTGACATTTTTTTCTCCTTAAATTTAATTTTGGAAATAAGATTATTAGGAATCTTAATAGAATTTTGTTTGAAATACCGAGCTACAATATAGAATGTGTGATAGCTCATTGTGGTCAGATATACATATATGTGAATAACGAAGAACGCAAAAAGAAATGCCTCCTTTTTAGGGGAGGCATCTATCTAACAATACTATTGATAGAGGGGTTATTTATTTTACTTCTTTTTTAGCGTCTTCTTCACTATTAAATGGACCTTTAGGCTCTCCAGGGTTAGTAGCTTGTGTAAAAGTATATAAATAAAATTTACTATCTGACCCTTTAGCTATTAGGTGGTTTGAATCTTTACTAGAAGCCATAATTAATATTGGTTCTTTTCCTGTTGATTTTTTTAAAACTTCTTTATTAGCGTTAGGAACTGCGTTCCATTTATCTTCAAATGATGCTTTTGTTGATTGAGTTGGCTTAGTATTCCCATATGAAAATTGATCCATATCAAATTCATTTAATTGTGACTCAGTAATTATACCAGCCAATCGCTGCATTCTTTTAAGTTCTTCAGATAATTGTTGTTTCATAATTATAAATATTATTATTTTAACATAAACTACATACTCCTGTTTGAGTACATATAATTTCGGTGATTAATTCGTTTACTTTTGTATAATCGTTTAGTGATCTATATTGCTTACTTTCAGATAATGACATATATGCATTAGGAGTTGATGGTACCGATACTAGATCCCAACATAGTAATTCAAAATCATCTTGTACTTCAACTGTTTCGCCTATTTGACGTACTGAGCCCATACCTCTTGATGATATGCCTAGTGGTATATTTGCTCTAATAATTTCTTGGGCAATTTTTCCTGAAGGTGTGTTTAATAGAGTTAATTCACCCATTACATCATTACCTTCCCACCATATTTTTGTAATTAAATGTGATACGTTACTTAGGTTAATGATAGAGGATTCAGGGTGGTCTAATTCTCCAGTTGATGTTCTAGAGGCCATAGGACCATTCATGTATTTATCGATTTGTTCTTTTAATGTTTTTAACGGGTAAACACGTCCATTACCGTTTTTAACATCGGCTTCTTGTAATTTACCTCTAACACGCATAAAACCATCACTACTTTTACTGTCTTTTCCTTCAGTAATAGGTTGTAATTTGGCTATGTGGAACGGTATATGATCTACTAATAATTGCTTATTCATAATTATATTTCGTCATTTCTATCTAAATAAAAATCATCTTCGTCTGTACCATTAGATAGTACTAATTTAATGTCATTGCCAAATGGTTCTACAGAAATTACTTCTACCTCTTCACCCATTGTAAATTTACCTAAATCAGCAGATATTTTAAATTTATCACCTACAGATAATGAACTTGCTTTAGCTTCATCCATCTGATGGCCAGCAGTATCTGTCATATTATCTCCACCCGGTAGTCTTGAATACTCATGTATCTCACGTGCTGATTTTTGAAATAATAGTATATTTAAATCTCTTAAATCATTACCTTCTAAATCCGGAGCATGTATATTAATTAAATCTTGTTTAGTATCTGAGTCTGTAGTACCCATTGCTTCTAATTCTTTATAGATTTTATCTGCTAAATCTATAATATCGTCTGACATTCTTGCTGATTCTTTTAGAGTTAGTTTTTTCATTTTCTCACCAGTAGCATCCATTTTCTTAACACCACGAACTGTTTTAGCTACTAAAGACATCATTTTGATAGTACCTTCAGGCTTATTAGTTTCTTTATGAGCTTTATTAGATGATGCTTTAACTTTTTCAATGCCTTTAGGAGAAGTCATGCCGTTAGTTTTATCTACTAAATCATTACTCTTAACATCTCTCATTTGATCAGAACCCGGTTTAAATTTATTCATGTATTGGGTTTTATATCCCTCTACACCTGACATTAATGTATCAGTATAATAAAATTGGTTCTTCTTCAAGTTTTTAACCACGATTTTTGCGGCTTCTTTTTTGGTTAAACCGCCGTTTTTTTCGATTTCATAATCTATGCCGATTAAAACTTCTTGACCGTTTAAATTGTCGATTTCAGAGAATCTAGAATATAATTCTTTACCACTAGTGTTAGTAGTATAAGATTCATTCAATGACATTCTTTGCTCTAAATCATCAATCATTTGTTTAATACTTTCAGTTGGATTTTTAGCGTATATTTTCTTTAAGAAATTAAGTTCAGATTGGTCTATTCTTTTATCAACACCGTATTTATCTTCAGGTGTTTGCATTGGTTTGATACCCATACCAGCAGATTTTCTTTCTGCTTCTGCTTCAAGATCACCTGCTATTCCGTAGATATCAGCTTCATCTAACATGTTAATCTTATCCCAAACATCATTACTTACAGCTATAGTTTCTGTGTCCCCATTTTCATAAGCGACACTGTATGATTTATCCCCATTTTGAGTATAACTTGCGACTGTTTTTCCGTTAATAGTAAGTGGGGATTTAATATCAGCTTCAGTTAAGATAGCTTTATTTCTTAATATTTTAACTGTATCATTAAACGAAGTTACATTAGTAACATATTGAGGTAAAGACATACGAACGTTACGCATAAATTGCGCTTGAGTCATTTTACCTTCTTTTAGATCTATGTATTGGTTTTTTATACTTTTCATGTATATAAATATTGTGTTTTTATTTATTACATTTTCTAAAGCACTCGTTAGGTAATATATATCTCCCATTATATCATCTATGTCATTATATAAATCCTCTAATTTTTCTATATTCTTAGGCCTATTTATAATATCGTATTTTTCTACTACTCTATAAAATCTATCATACACCTCATGTAATTTATCATTATCAAACTCCATATCAGAAAGAAGTTCTTTATATTTTTCTGTATTGTTTACTACATCTAATATAGCAATATTAAGGATTAGGTTTTTATACTTTGTAAATAAAGATTTCCCATTTTGAATAGCTTTTTCAGCTATTCCAATAAATTCCTCTATTTTTTTCGAGGGATATCCTACTTCGGGTTGTTGTATTTTAACTTCATCCATTATCTTCCTTGTCCTCTATAGTTAGTTTCTGAGTGGTCGTGTTTATTACGACGCTTTTGTGCTTTACCTTTTTTACGAGTACCAAAAGTAATTTTATGTGAGTCCTTAGATGCTGCTTTTGCCTTAGCCATTACTGGTAGATTGATTTAATTTTATTACTAATTTTGTTTGATATTTCACTAATTTCATTTATTGCTTTTAAGCTACGTTTCCAATACCCTGAACCTTCATCATTTTCACTTAGTTCTTGTTTAATACGAGTTGTGTATTCAATCAATTGATCTACTTCGGCTAACTTACGTTTTACCTCACGTATACCTTTATGAAGCATTTCTGCTTTAGTTCTATATTTAACTTCGTTTTTAAATTTATTATATGATACCTCATTAAGTAATTCTTCCTTAATAATATGTTGTACCACTTCTTGTAATTTTCCTTCTTTAGTAGCTAAACTAGGACCTGTGTATCCACTAGCAGCTGTGTATCCGCTAGAGGCCGTATATCCGCTAGGTGCTCCATATTGTGATGCCATATCATAATTACTTTCACGCACTTTTAATCCTTCATAGTCTAATAAAGAATTAGTTAAATATCTATCTAATGCGGGTTTGGTATTTATTTCTTGAACTTTAGATAGCATTCTTTTTTTAACAGAATCATTAATGTTAGAGTCATTCATAAGATCGTAAAATAATTGTTTAGCACTATTTAAATTAGATTCTTTATATACATCTGTAATGATTTTATTTAGAATAGAAGCAATTTCTACTTTATCTGCTATTCCTTTTTGTTTATTAGGAACAATTATTCTTTTTACTTTTTTTTCTTCTTCATTCATGGCTGATTTTTTACCTTTCCAAAGTTCTTTATAATCTAACATTTTAGAATTTTTAGGCATACCTGATGCTTTTTTAAATCCTTGTTTCATTGCCGTTTGAGTTGCTCTATTAGTTTTTTGTCCTTTAGGGGCAAATGCTTTTGTAGTCATGATGGGTCCATCTCCAACACCTATAGCACCAGTTGCTGTCTCTTCTTCTAAATCAATATTTAAATCATTAATTTTATCTTGCTTAACTCTATCTAAGTATGGTTTTATATCTTGTGTCCAAACTGCTGTTTGTGAAAAAGGTATACCACCGGCTTGTCCATGTTCTCCTTTTGTAGCTTTATCTAAGTCTTGAATAGTAATTTCACCATTTTCCATAGCTTTTTTAAATCTAAAGTAGTTTTGGCTTGTACTATAAATTCCTAATTTATTTTGTAGTAATTCTTTACCACCAAAAAACCAAATCCATTGAAGAGCTGTATCAAATGAGCCTTCAATTCCTTTATAGCTACTAGCTTCCTTTAAGCTATTTACTAATTCTTCTTTAATTATTCGTTTTAATAAAGATACATTCATTATTTAACTGTTTTTAATTCGTTTGTTAATTGGTAATACTGGAGTAATGAAATTAGATTTTCATCTTTTACATTTTGATTTTTTCCAATAGGTTGTAATAAGTTAATTACTTCAGTTAGTTTAATATGAATAGTTTTATCTGTTACTTTACTAGATAATTCACTTAATTCGTTACGTAAAGCAGAATATTGATTATTTACAAATTCTTTTAATACAGTTGTATTAGAAATATTATTAATGTATTCTTTTAATACATTTCTTTGTCTAGCGTCTAATGTAGAATATTTTTTATTAAATCTTTCTAGTAACACACGATACGCTATTAAACGAGTACCTTTGTCCATACCAGCATATTCTTCAAGAATACGATCTTTTACACTGTCTTTGTCTATTTCTTTACGGGTAATATGTTCCAGTAAAGTTACTTTATTATCTATAATCTGAGTGGGCTCAATAAATTCAGATGAATTATGAGCTTCTATTAAATTATAGATAGCAGCGTATTCGGTATAATGATTAATTTTAGATTTAAAAAATTCTTCAATGTTATAATGCTCACGAATATCTTTAATTAAATTATATTTTTCCTTACGTAAAATAGATTTATTTAAACGTGACGATGCACCTAAGGTAGCATTGATAAATGTTTCAGCTTTAGCTTCACTAAGCGTATTAGAGCTAGTTAATACTTGATATATTTTATATTCTTTAGCTAATTCAGTTTTGTTAAAATATTTTTTAACTAAATTAATAGCGGCTGAGTCTTGATTAGACACAGTATCTGATGCTATTTGTCTAACCAAAAGCTCGAATAATATACCTGTATTTTTAAATTTAGAATGTTTGATTCTCATAAAAGTGGTGCACTATCTATAAATATATAATAATTATATGTCCTTAATATTTTCTTCCGATAATAAATTGGAGCTATCCGATTTAAATACCATGTCTTTTTTTAATGAATCTAATAATGGTTTATTTCGTATAAATTCAGTTAGAGCTAATGGTGAACCGCCTTTAGGAGTACCGTCAGCCATCTCACCACTTGGTAGATTAGCGGTATATAAGGTTTTCATACCTTTTCTACCCAATCTATCTTTACCTAATGGATCTTTCTGTGTGTTTATGATAGATGTTCTTTCTTTAGGACGTCCTATAGGAGCTTTCTCATCATACCCACCAGGAAGATTCTGTTGTGCTTCCATTCCTGTTCTACCGCGACCATATAATGCTGCTAGATCATGTGGTGTACCGTATGATTGACCTGATTTAGCAGGATCATTACCCTCATTTTCAATTTGACCTAAACGGAATAAACGTTTTTTATCTTCCATTACTAAGTCACGTAATTCGTCATATTCGTCTTCTGAGAATTTAAATATATTATCATATATCCAATCTGACGATATTAAATTAGTGTCTAGTAAATCTTTAGCTAATGACACTTTCTCTTTCCACAATGCTACTTTTTCCTGTTCGTATATAATCGATGGAGTAGTTAGTGATAATTCAAAATTAGCTAGCGATTCTCCATCGTATCCTTGCACATATAAGTGCACGAGCGCTATCTTATATAACTCCGATAGAACAATGCGTTGTATGCGCTCTACTGTGCGAGCAAAGCGTATATCTTCGGCCGCTAACGTAGCTTTACCTGTTAAATCTTTTTCAAATCCAAAAAACGCTTTAGGTACTTTAAGTGCCGCTAACATCTCATCACGTAAGAAATTTACGTCCTCAATAGCGTTATATTCTAAACCTTTAATGGTATCAATTTTAGTATTTGAATTAGGACCACGTTGAGGTATATAGAAATCCTCCATGAGATTCATCATGTTGTACTTTAAGTTATATTCACCTGTATCCTGGTTAATATAAGGAGTTTTTTTCATTTTTTGTTTCAAACGCTCCATGTACCCATCAACCTCATTAGGCGGCATATTTCCAATATCAACATAGAATATACGTTTTTCGGGAGCGCGGCTAATACGATGTAGTAACATCGCATCTTTCATTAACACGTATTGCTTATAAGTTTTACGAGCTGGTTCAATATATGATCTACCATAAGGTAAATAGTTAGCGTCTGCTATTAAGCGGAAGTGAGCAACCTCATAATTTTCAAATTTAATTTTACCATCCCTATCTTTAACACGTGAGTTAAGACCACCAGCGGCAATAACCATTGGATCTATTTTAAAACAAACGTAGTTAGGATTTTCAGGATCAGTACCTTCTTCACGTACCATATCATAAACTGATAATGGCGTTACGCTGTATATTCCAAATTTTTCAGCGATTTCTAAATGTAAATAAAAATCACCATATTTACTCATATTACGTATCCATACCCATAAGTTAAATTCGACATTTAATATGTCATAAAATAAATTATATAGTATACGTTGAATATTGTCATCTGCACTTCTGATCTGTAGTATTTCACCTGTTTCATTTTTTATTGTAGCCTCATCAGCTACAATATCCAGTGCAGATGCAATGATAGATTCTGTATCCATAGCTTCATAGTCAGTATATAACTGGATACGAAGTGTTTGGTAGTTCATAGTAGGATTATACGGCATATTAGCCCCGTATCTATGAAGTTTAGTAAATCTATCTATTAATGCATTAGTCTTTATATTTCCGTAGGCTTGAATACGATCAACATCAATAGTTTTTAGTTGATTACCTCCTACGTTTCTGATAACAACATCGGTACTAAATAGACGTTTTAATTGTCCAAATAATCCAACATTGTTTATATTATTTTCTGCCATTTTTTTATATTAATATGTTAATAAATATGTTAACCGAGTAACCAGCTAATATCTTCTATACCTCCAGCTCCGTTATCTATTTGATATGGGTTTTGAAAATCATGTGGTAAGTTAGTATACATACTTGGGGTTCTAGTATTGCTGATATTCATTACAGCAGCTCTAGTTAAATCTAAACCCTGCGCACTAAATTTTAACCCAGTATCACGAACAAATAATCCAATCCCCAATGCCATTACCAAATCATCATTATACCCATTTTGAGCTTGTGCTTTACCATTTTGCCAAATGAATACACGTAATTCTTCTAATAATCGTTTTGAGTGGAACGTAAACGTTCTTTCTCTAATATACGTCTCTGTCTTTGAGATAACAAGTGGTCTTGTACGAGTAGAGTTAGTAAAGCCAGGAACAGTATTATCACTTTCCATCTTAGCCATCCATTTATCTACATTCATTTCACCATATGATTTAGGTGAATAATATAAATTAGCATAACCTCGCTCTATAACTGTATTTACAACATCCCAACCTATATTAGCGTTTTCTACAACTAGTAATGCGTTATTATATTCACTAGCTATAGCCACAAGTACATGACCAAATTCACGAGTACTAACTTGTGACTTATATTCAGCTACTTGCTCACAATTTTCTAAATCAATAACGTGGAACGTAGAATAATCCATACCATCACCACGAGCAACGTCAGCGGATACTAAATAACTTTTAGAGTAATCCGGATATTGCCATATCCATAAATCACCACCCATTAATCTTTTTTCTATAGGTTCTTGGATGTATGTTTGTTCATAAAATGATAATACATCTGAATCTACTACAGTATTACCTGAGCCTAAAAAGTCGCAATCATATTCCTGAGCAAATTCACGAGGTGACATATTGGCTCGTTCACGTTGTTCCCATCCTTCATCTATTGGAGCTACACGGTCTGGGTGTAAATCCCATGGTAATCTAACTGCTTTAAAATCATTTTTACCTATTTCAGCTTCGGTATACATTTTATGAAACCAATTACCTACACCATTAGGTGAAGATAAAGCTATAATACCACCACCAGTAGCAATTGTAGGTTTAATACTCGTGTATATTTTATCGATACCCTCAATAAAGGCAGCCTCATCCACTATTAGTAAAGATACTGCGTACGATCGACCAGCATCTGATGCTGCTGATGTAGCTACTATTTGGGAGTTATTAGCTAATTTAAGTGATAATTTGTTATCGGAAATAGGTTTTTGATTACCTTTTAACCAGCTAGGGAGATTGTTGTACATAAACTGTACTTTTTCAACCATACCTTTAGCGGTTTCTTGTTTAGTAGCAATACATAGTACTGTTTTATCTTTATGGAATAACATAGTCCATAATGAATAACCAGCTACTAGAGTTGATATACCTAACTGGCGAGATTTATTTATAATACTGAAGCGATTATCTCTAATTTCTTGTAATGTCTCAGCCTGAAATGGATATAAATGAAATAGTACTCGTCCCTTTACAGGATGGGTTATATAACAATATTTACGAAAAAAATGGATTGGATCAGTTGCGCATTTAATATATTCTTGCTTTATGATCTCCTTAATTTGTTGTTGATTACTCATATACTACACAATGTGTTGTATATAAATATATAAGAATAAATAAAGCCGGTATTAACCGGCTTTTATATTAATTACCAAAATATCTTTTATGGTATATCTACCATATATGTATGCCTAAACTTTCTAAAAATTTTCTATATTCAGGCATATTTTCTTCGCCTACTATTTTAACTAATTGTCTCCCTTCTTCTGTTCGTAAATCTAATCTCCAATAGTTAAGTTCTAGATATATATTAATATCGTATACATCAAGTAAGGGTTTAATTTTATGTAAAGGCACTTTAATAAAGTCTTTTCCCTCTTTAAAGTTATCATAAGGACCATTATAACCAGGTTCATCACTCCACATAACTACCGTACCATCATCAAACTTATCAATTATCCTCATACCGTTTTTATATTCTATTCCTCCTAAATTATATTTTTTCCATAATTCGCGTTTGGTAATTTCATCTACAACTTCATATGTGTTTTCACCTTCTTCATCCTTACCCGTAATTTTTAATTGTTGGGTGTCTTCATTTGGGTTACGGGGGTCTTTAAATATCCAAATTATTTCTTTGGGGAGTAAAGGTCGATTTTGTTTAGTTCTAATTCTAGCAGTTTTCGTTCCTATTTTTATACCTAAACTTTTTAAATATTTTATATATTCAGGCATATTTTCTTCGCCTACTATTTTAACTAACTTTTCCCAATATGGTGTGTTAGTTTCAAGTACTCCATCTGTTCTGTCTAAATAGTTAGCATATCCTGTTCCAAACCAGATATTTTCAATATTATAACCGGCTCCTCCAAAAACATTTAATAAGGGCACTATATTTTTTATATCTACCTTTACATAATCTTTACCTTCTATATATCCTGAAAAAGTATAGTCACTATTATCTACGTCATAGAACGTATTGTTAATACCTTGTACTAGGCTCCCATGATTAAGCCAAGGTTTATTATAGGGTCCATATTCATCCTCATCTTGAGGTATATCTTCATCATCCTCTATAATCTGTATTAGTTGATTAGGATCACGTCTATCATTAGGTAACCACCAAGTAATGTTACCTTCTGGATCGGATTTGTATGTACCAGGTGCTAATATTTTTACTTCATTAATACCAGCTAATTCCTGGAATCGCTTGGCTTCGTTTATTAATTCCATATTTTTATTTTACTACAAGTATTACAGCTAAAATAGTGGCAATAGTAGAAACAGCTTTAGTATATAATTTTAAAGCTTTATTTTGTCTATTTACTTTAGTATGTTCTTTATTTAATGTATTGTATTTAATATCTTGTGCTGATATTATTGTTTGTTGTGCTGTGTCTTTTATTTGATATGAATATATAGTACTATCTTTAGTAGCTATTCTTTGGTTTAGCATACCGTTAATGCTATCAGAATATAATAACTCGTTTCTATCTCCGTCACAATAAATTAAATCGCGAGCCGCACTTATTGCTGACTCTTTAGGTAAAGAAAATGTTGTTTTATCTTCTGTTGGGTATCTATCTACAAAAAACTTATGTAATGTATCTGAATTAGATAAATTAGGGTTATTAGTTTTTTTATTTGCTTCAGCTCTAGCTTTGTTTCTTTCTTTAGTTAGTGTTGTTACTTGCTCAGCCAATATTAAATCTTGTTTAGCTAATTTTGCTATTTTAACATTTTGAACCTCAGCAATGTTCTTATTAGAATCAATAACATGATTTAAGCTATCAATCGTTTGTTTAAAAGTAGTATTTTGTGGTCCTATATAAACAGAATAAGTAGTAAGTAAAATACCTACTACTACTCCAATTAATAACCAAATAAATTTATTTGTCATTATATGTTTGCTAATTGTTGAAGACGTCTTTTAATACTTTCGTTTATTTCGTCTTCTTCAGATGATTTAGTTTTATTTTGTTCAATTTTATTTTTAACATATTCGCTTGAATCAACTACATTTTGAACACGTTGTTCAAGAGATGTTTTTAATTTAGCTAAACGTTCCATTTCGTTAGAATCTAATGATAAATCATCTCTACCTCTAGTCATTTTTTTAGCTTGCATTAACGCACTTTTAGTTCTAGCTAAACGCTCTTTAAGTTTATTATATTCCATCCAAGCAGCATAATCTTCATCTGCTAATCCTCCTACTGGCGGTCTATCTGCTGGTAATTCTGGAATTTCTGGTTCTTCAGGGAATCCCATTTCATCTTCATCATCCATTAAGCTAGGTTCACCTGTTGAGAAAAAATTACTCGTTCTATTACCAATAAAAAAATCTTCAGCACCGGCACGCGATGTAGGAGCTTCTGGTTCGTCAGTTACTGTTACTTCTCCCGTTTCATCATCTACTTCAATCTCACCCATTTTAGCGATAATACCAGCGTCTTTTAAACCGTTTATCAATGCATTAGCTATTTGAGGACGTACAAAATTAAATTGGGTTTGGATATCTTTTTTTTCTACACCTGGGTTATCTTTAATATAATCTATGATAGAAGCCATTGATATCCCACTGATGTTCTTATTAGCATAGGGTGTTGTATCAAACTCAGGATTTACAATTTGGTATCCTTTGGCTTTACGAGCCATCTCCTCAATATTACCTTCTTCAACGAATTCAACTGGTTTATCTGGAGTTCCTATTTTATTGTCTCTAGTTGTAGTTCGTGATTTTTGAATAAGTGTTTGTTTTTGAGGATCAGTTAAAGTATTAGGGTTAGAAACATCTATAGTTACTTGTTCATTTAATGCTTCTGATATTACTTCTTTGACCAAAGTACGTATTTGTTTAGGGGTCATAATGTTTGCGTTTATTTCTGTATACATAAATATTAGTTTATTTGGGAAAGTATTAAATTAATTCGTTCTTCTGTTGATCCTTTAATTTCTATTAATTTTACTGGTGGGTATTCTTTTAGTAATCCACGAATAGCAAAATCTATTTTCATACGGTAGTCAGCATCTGTTGTTCTAACACCGTTATCTTCGATATCTACTCCATCAGGTGATACATAAATAATTACATCATAATCGTCTTTTATAGTAACAAATGATTCTATTAATTTAATTTTATCATTATAACTAATTGATTTAGCGCTTAATGTAAATGCACATACATCGTATATTGTACGATCAGTTAACAAATTATCATGCATTAATTCTAAACTACGCTCAGCAGCAAATACAAATTGCCCTTTAGTTGTTGAATCATCATTTAATAATATTCCTTGGTCACGTAAGTATTTACTACGTTCTGTTGCTACGTGATAACCATTAAATTGCTCTAGCTCTGCTAGTGCTTTTACTAGTGTTGACTTCCCAACACTAACTGTTCCTGCGAATCCTATTTTCATATTTTATATTAATCCTAATGATTTTGCTCTACCATACCCAACATATTTTCCGTTTGCTGGGTTTATATACTTTTGGTCTATTTTGTTATTTTTTTGTTTTCCATCATCCGATAAAAATTCTTTAGGATAATTAATTGTAGTTTCTATAGGTCCTCTACTAAATTTGTCTAGATCATATTTCCAAATATATGTAGTTCCGTCACTATCTTCAAACGTTCTTACGAATTGTCTCATGTTGTAAAGATAAAAAAAGGGTCTTGACGACCCTAATTTTTTTTAAA